GGAGGTCCAAATAGCAAAACTAGACAAGCTATGAAGAAATATCCAGATATTGCTAAAAAACACGGATTTCCTGTATCCGGACAAGCACCTATGGCAGATCCAAATGCAACCAAGACAGATCCAAATGCAACTAAGACAGAACCTGCACTTTGGAAAACAGATAAGTCCCTCGCATGGCAATTAAAAAATGCCATAGAAGGAATCGGAACAGATAATAAAGCAGTATTTAAAGTCTTACAATCAATCAAAGATGCTAAACAGTATCAAAGTGTATCTAAACAATATCAAGAATACACAGGCGAAACATTAATGCAAGGCCTGAAGGGAGATCTTTCAGGTGGAGAAATGGCTCAAGCTCTTATACTTCTTAAACAAAAAGGGGTAGATATAAAATCTATTCAATAAAAAAGCCCCGCAAGGGGCTTTTTTATTTGTGCCAATCTGCTTGAAAACAGTGTCTAACTTCATGTCCTAAAGTGTGCATGGTTGTTTTCTTACCAGTAATGATTGTACACTGATCTCCTTTGAAAAAAGAGCAAGCCAACACACTCATACCAAAACCATTATAGCCTCTGCTACGTGATTCTTTTTCACAGGCTTCTTGTACATTATCCACTGTCACCCAACGAATAGTAGACGATTCAGTAAAGTTTCTTTTGGTGTCAAATGGCGTATTTGGATTATCCCAAGCATTGGCCCACACACTGTTAACAGCAAAAATTAAAGAAAAAGCAATAGTTTTAGTCTTCATAATGTAAGTAAGAAAGTTAACACAGTCCAAGTATTATAAGTTCGAATACAAAATAAATCAAGATTTTTGGTTAAATTTTTGGTTAACAAAAATATAATAAACATTGACATTATAAATTTACTAACTTATAATAAAGCTTTTATAGGAGTATGCTATGAGTAGAATGTATGGACCCGAAGAAAAATCTAAACTAGAACGATTGATTAATGAAGGATCAACCGTTTTAAGGGAAATCGAAGATTTACAAGAAGGTCTTAAAGAAACCGTTAAAGCAGTTGCAGAAGAATTAAATGTTAAACCTAGTATTATCAACAAAGCAATCAAAATTGCTCATAAAGATAACTGGAAGGTACACGAAGAAGAATGGGATGAGATCGAAACTATCCTAGGAGTTACTAAAAACTTGCCTCAAGACTAATGAACGATATTGTTTATAACATATTTCAATGGATAAAAGATGATTGGCGATCTAATCGTATACGTTTTACTGTCGAGTTGTTTGCTTGGGTCCTTAGTATTGGTTGTAGTATCGCTATGGCAGCAACCGTCCCTAATCCGCCGTTGCTTATTCTTTATCCTATTTGGATTAGCGGTTGTTCTATGTACGCTTGGGCAGCTTGGACTCGCAGGTCGTTTGGGATGTTAGCAAATTATATGTTGTTAGTTACCATTGATATTGTAGGTCTAGTAAGAATGTTATGATAGCTCAGATACTATTCGAAATACTCTTAAGTTGGATTGGCATGGGTCTAGTAATGTTTATACTTTTAGATATTGGTCTTAACATTGCTATTTTATGTGAAAAAATTTCTGACCTTATAAGTAATTTTGCTAAATATCTCAGAGCAAGGTCTAATCAGCCATAAATGATTATTTTGGTATTTACCAGCCACAAATGGTATAGGAGAATTAATGTACGTAGACGCATACTTTAACCGCGACTCTGATATCATACATATTGTTGAACGCAATGAACATGGTAAAAGAGTTTTCAAAGAATATCCAGTAAAATACACTTTTTATTACCCGGATGCTCGAGGTAAATTTACCAGCATCTATGGGGATCCCCTAAGTAGAATCGTTTGCAAAACTAGCAAAGATTTTCACAAAGAACTAAAAATACATAGTAATCAAACTCTGTACGAAGCAGATATTAACCCTATATTTGTATCTCTAAGCGAGCATTACTTAGGACAAGACGCTCCTAAGCTAAATGCAGCATTTTTCGATATTGAAGTAGACTTCGATCCTGAAAGAGGTTATGCAAGCCCCGACGATGCTTTTATGCCGATTACTGCTATAGCAGTATATCTTCAATGGCTAGAAACTATGGTTTGTTTGGCTATTCCTCCAAAGGGTGTCAGTATGGAAGATGCTAAAAAGCTTGTTGAAGAATTTCCTAACACTCATTTGTTTGATAACGAAGCAGATATGTTAGATACTTTTCTTAATTTAATACAAGATGCAGATATATTAAGTGGCTGGAATAGTGAAGGATTCGATATTCCATATACCGTGAATCGAGTAACTAAAACCCTAAGCAAAGACGACACACGAAGATTTTGTCTATGGAATCTACATCCTAGAAAGAGAGAATATGAACGTTACGGAAAAACAGCACAAACCTATGACTTGGTTGGACGGGTACACCTTGACTACCTCGAACTATACCGCAAATATACTTACGAAGAAAGACATTCCTATAGATTGGATGCCATCGCGGAATATGAACTTGGTGAAAGAAAAGTCCCGTACGAAGGTACGTTAGATCAATTGTATAACAATGACTTCAAAGAATTTATACGATACAATAGACAAGACTGTGCGCTGCTTGATAAGTTAGATAAAAAATTAAAATTCTTAGATTTAAGTAACAAACTGGCTCATGAAAATACTGTACTTCTACAAACAACTATGGGTGCGGTAGCTGTTACAGAGCAAGCTATTATCAATGAAGCACATCGAAGAGGATTTCAAGTTCCTAATAGAACAAAGATGAGTGAACGTGAAGACACTGCTGCTGCCGGTGCATATGTTGCTTATCCTAAAGAAGGATTACAAGATTGGGTAGGAAGTCTGGATATTAACAGTCTATACCCGAGTGCTATTCGTGCGCTTAATATGGGGCCAGAAACTATTGTTGGACAATTACGTCAAACTATGACCGAAGAATACATACAAAATTTAATGGCCAAAGGAAAAAGCTTCGCAGCTAGTTGGGAGGGAAAATTTGGTTCTCTCGAATATGAAGCTGTAATGAATAAAGAAATAGGAACAGAGGTTGTTATTGACTGGGAAGATGATACTCATGACATTTTAAGTGCTGCTGAAGTTTATAAATTAATATTCGAAAGTAATCAGCCATTTATGTTAAGCAGTAATGGTACAATCTTTACATATGAAAAAGAAGGTATTATACCTGGATTATTAAAACGATGGTATGCGGAACGTAAAGAAATGCAGGCAAAACTAAAAGAATGTATTTCTAACGGAAATAAGATCGAAGAAGAGTATTGGGATAAACGACAACTAGTTAAAAAAATTAACTTGAACAGTTTGTATGGTGCTATTCTTAATCCTGGTTGCAGATTCTTTGATAAACGAATTGGACAAAGTACTACACTAGTTGGTAGACAAATTGCCAAACACATGGCCAGTAAAGTAAATGAAATTATAACAGGAGAATATAATCATGTTGGAAAAGCTATTATCTACGGCGATACTGATAGTTGTTATTTTTCTGCTTATAAGACGCTTAAAAAGGATATCGACGCTGGAAAAATTCCGTGGTCAAAAGAAACCATAACGTCATTGTATGATCAAATTGGAGAAGAAGTTAATAAAACTTTTCCTAAATTTATGCAAGATGTATTTCATTGTCCTACTAGTAGAGGAGAAGTTATAAAGGCAGGAAGAGAAATTGTCGGATCTAAAGCATTGTTTATTACAAAAAAACGTTATGCTGTTCTTTATTATGATAAAGAAGGCAAACGAGTAGACGTAGACGGTAAGCCTGGTAAAATTAAGGCCATGGGGTTAGATCTAAAACGCAGCGATACTCCAGAATTTATTCAAGACTTCTTAAGTGATGTGTTAGAAATGGTATTAACTGGATCTTCTGAAAGAGAAGTTTTAGATTTTATTAGTGAATTTAGAATCGCATTTAAGGCTCGCCCTGGCTGGGAGAAAGGTTCTCCCAAACGTGCAAATAATATCACGGAATATCAAAATAAAGAAGAAAGGCAAGGAAAGGCCAATATGCCAGGACATGTTCGTGCTAGCATTAATTGGAACACATTAAAACGTATGTTCGATGACAAATACAGTATGAATATTACAGACGGAGCTAAAGTTATTGTGTGTAAATTAAAAGATAACCCTTTAGAGTATTCTAGTGTAGCATACCCGGTTGATGAATTACGTTTGCCGCAATGGTTTAAAGATTTGCCATTCGATCATGGAGAAATGGAGGCAACTATCATCGATAAAAAATTAGAAAATCTTATTGGTGTTTTAAATTGGAACATCAGAAGTACCGAAGAAAAGAATACATTTAATAGTCTTTTCGAAATGTAAACCTAAATAACCTTATGGAGAATAAAATGAAAGATATTTTAACAGACATTGTAAGTCATACACATACTTTAGGAAATATTCCTTTAGTTAAAATTACTGGAAACGAAGCAGAAACTATTATTGAGTCTATGGCAGAAGATCGTAGCGTAATTATCAATGCTAAAACTAATAGCCCTGTGACTGAATTTACTGGAACATTCGGTATGCCTAACTTAGATAAGCTAAGTTTGCATTTAAGAAATCCTGAATATAAAGAAAATGCTAAAATCGAAGTAATTATAGCAGAAAGAAATGGTGAAGAAATTCCTGTAAGTTTACACTTTGAAAATAGTACAGGAGACTTTGTTAATGATTACAGATTTATGAATCAACAAATTATTAATGAAAAATTAAAAACTGTGAAATTTAAAGGAGCAAGTTGGGATATAGAATTAGAACCTAGTTTAGCTGCTATTACAAGATTAAAATTACAGTCTCAAGTGCATAGTGAAGAACCTGTATTTCAAGTAAAAACTGAAAATGGAAACTTAGTATTCTTCTTTGGAGATGCAAGTACTCATGCAGGAAGTTTTATTTTTGAAGCAGGTGTAACTGGAAAATTGAAACAAGTATGGAGTTGGCCGATTTCTCAAGTGCTAAACATTCTTAGTCTAGACGGAGATAAAGTAATGAAAATTGCAGATGCAGGTGCAATGATGATCACAGTAAACAGCGGTTTAGCCAGTTATGATTACATTTTGCCAGCACATACAAAATGATTGAAACAAAAACACGAACTATAGTGCGAATGATAACATATAGAATCACTGCTTGGTTATTCACTATCTTTTGGACTTGGTTATTTATAGGTGATGTAGCAAAAAGTACAGGGTTTGCTACAGCACTGCATATACTTTTGAGTATCGATTATTACATACACGAACGTATATGGTTAAAAATTAAATGGGGAAGGCAATAATGGGAATGAGAGAAAAAGATCAAGCAGATTTTGATTTAGAAACATTTGTGGATTTATTTGATACAGCAATGAGTTCAGATAATCCGGCAGTACAACGAGCACTAAAAAATTTAGTGTTAATTAGTGCTATGGTTAATGCACAACAAAATCCTGAAGGACTACGTAAAGGTCCATTACGTAGAATAGTAGATGATATTAATAATATTACTAGACGATTAAGTAATTTAGAAAATGCAGGAGCATATAGATCAACTTATGCACCTACAACAATAACATCTCCAGGAACTGCTGTGCCTTCTGGACCATGGACCGGTACTAATCCTCCTGTACATCCTGGGCAAACTCATTGGCCTACTACATTGCCTGGTACTATACCTCCTGGAACTATCATAAGCGGATCTAGCACTTCAGATACATTTAAAGCACAAGCTATGAATCAGATAGATGTACAAGTAGGATCATTGTTAGAAAAATTAGAGGCAAAATGAATACAGATTTAACTGCCACACAAAACGATTATGCATTATTTTTACCTGCTACTAGCGGCTTTTATGCATCGTTCATTGGATATCAGAGACATAGATATCCTTATGTACAACCTAGCAGAATACCACAAAACTTTATTAACGATGTCGAAGGACTTAATTATCTAGATCCTCAAAAAGGATTATTCTATTATAAGTGGTGTTTATATTCTGCTGGTCACGCAAATTTAGATTTAGCTAAAAATGATGATAGAGAATCTATGTTCAGGAATCGTCCAAGAAATGGAGACAGTTGGGTTCTTGGGGACTCTGGAGGATTCCAGATAGGTAAAGGAAAGTGGGAAGCCGACTGGAAAGATCCTAATTGTCCGGCTGCACAGAAAAAACGTAGTCAAGTATTGACTTGGATGGACAGTCTAATGGATTATGGAATGTGTTTAGATATTCCTGCTTGGGTAGCTCGTAGTCCTGAAGGCGCTGCTGCTAGTAAAATTAATTCCTATATGGAAGCAGTTCAAGGCACATATCTAAATAATGACTACTTTATTAAAAATCGAAATGGTAATTGTAAATTTTTAAACGTGTTACAAGGTGAAAATCATTCAGATGCTGAAGATTGGTATCAACGTATGAAACACTATTGCGATCCGAAGGTATTTCCAGATGCACATTTTAACGGTTGGGCTATGGGTGGACAAAATATGTGCGATTTGCATCTCACTTTGAAAAGACTTGTATCTTTAAGATTTGACGGTTTATTAGAAAAAGGTAAACAAGACTGGATGCACTTCTTAGGAACAAGTAAATTGGAATGGGCATTATTACTTACCGATATTCAACGTGCTGTAAGAAAATATCATAATGAAAACTTTACTATTAGTTTTGATTGTGCAAGTCCATTTTTGGCCACTGCTAATGGCCAAATGTACATACAGACAGAAATTGAAGATCGTAAGAAGTGGTTATATAGAATGTTACCTACTTTAGATAATAAACAATACGCAACAGATACAAGATTATTTAGAGATACATTAATTCAAGATGGGATATTCAAGTATGTAGAAAATAGCCCTGTATTAGATGGTGTTAAAACTAACGAAGTTTGTGTTTACGCTCCTGGTAACCTAAATAGGATGGGTAAAGAAAATAAAACTAGTTGGGATAGTTTCACTTATGCTATTCTCATGGGGCATAATGTTTGGATGCATCTTAGTTCTGTTCAAGAAGCCAATCGACAATATGATGCGGGTTTATGTCCTGGTATGCTAGTTCAAGAAAAATTTGATAGAATCTTTTTTAAAGACGTAATAGATGCAATTTTTGCAACTAGTGATAGAGGAGTTGCTGATCAAATCGTAGAAGAATTTAGTAAGTTTTGGATGGCAATTCCTGGCACTAGAGGTTACTT